CGGCGTGTTGTGCCTTAGCCCTGCATCTGCTGATGGCAGAGCCGATTGTTAATTTTGGCCCGCAGGTAGCGCGGCATCGCCATGGTCGGCTGCTGCCTGCGCTCGTGCAGGTGCGCGGCATACATCTCCAGCAGCAGCTGGTCGCCCTGGTCGCTCAGGTCGAGGACGACGCCCTCGGTGCGCAGCATCTTGGCCGCGGCCGCGATCAGCGCCGCAAAGTACTCGTCGCGCTTGGTGTGCGTCACGCCGAGATCAGCCTTGAGCAGCGCAAGCACCGGCTCGGCCGTACCGCCGGCCATCAGTTGGCGGAGTCAGCGGCAAAAGTCGCCGAGGTCACCGGCGCGACGTTGTCGTAGCGCACCACCACAAAAGCCTCGCCGCGCACCGGCTTGCCATCGTAGCGGGCGGTCGCCTTAAACGCAGTCTGGTCCTCGATAAATTTGACCTCCGTGGACTGCTCGAGGGTCGTGCCCTCGCGCTCGGCCAGCAGATACAGATCCATGTAGCCGCCGATGATCTCGTTGTCCGGCACAAAGTCCAGCTCCACGATCTGGCCGCCGATGATCGGCATCTCGGACGTCACGCCGGCAGTCAGCGCGGCAGCACTGTCAAAGGCAAGCGCCTTGCTCTGCAGCGCGATGTGTGTCTTGTGATTGCACACCCACACAGGCGTGCCGTTGGAGTACTTGGGGTCGGCAGTGCCGAGCGCGGTGATCAGATCCGCGTAAAATTCCTCGCCGTTTTTGGCGGCGGAGTTGGACTTGATGACGTTGGTCGTCGCAAGCGCCGTAAAAGTGCCCTGGTTGGTGCCCCACCATGCGGGCTGCTCGGCGGCTGCCAGTCTGGTCGCAATGCCGACCGGCATCTTGGTGCCGGTGCCAAAAAGGATGGCCTTGTCCAGCGCGTAGCCGATCGCCTGGCCGAGCTGGTCAAGGATCTCGGTCGCCAGGCCGATGTTGTCGTCGTCCTCCAAGTAGCAGTTGGAGACAAAGACGTAGCCGCCGACCTTGTAGCCGTCGGTCTCGACCTGGTTGATGGTGATAGTCAGCTCGTTGAGCGTGCCGACCATCTCCGTCCACACAGCCTCCGGCACGGTGCCGACAATGTTCTGTCGCGCCTTGCCGCGCACCTGGCGCAGGCGGGTGTAGCCGATCAGCTTGCTGTAGCGGTTGATGTTGTCGCGGACGATGTCCAGCATCACCTCGGGGATGCCGAGGGCTGCGCCGGACACGGCGCGCTGCTGGCCAAGCATCTCACGGGTGCGGGTCAAAAATGCGGTGACGTCATCGCGGGCAAAAAATGCGTCGCGCTGGGCGTAGGTCATGCCGTAAAAGCGGCTGCGGGCATCGCCGCCCGCGGTGTTGGTAGGCATAGTTTTGTGTGCTCCTCTCTCAGTGTGATATGTGGTGTTGGTGTGGGCTGCGCTGCGGGCCTCGGCGGCGTTGGCTTCGGCGGCCTCGATCTGCTCGGTCAGGCTCGCGGCATCCTCCTCGGCTGCCTCGATGTCTGCCGTCACCTTGTCGCGGTCCGCCTCAAACTCGCCGATTGCCGTCTCGCAGGCGGCGCGCTCGTCGTCGGTCTTGGCCGCCTCGATGTCTGCGGCCAGCTCGCTCTCGCGGGTCTCCAGCGCCGCAGCCTGCTCACGCAGCTGTGCAAGCGTCGCGTTGACGGCGGACAGCTTATTGCGCAGCAGCAGTACTTTAAGTGCCATGTTTATCTCCTCCTGTCAGTCTGTTGATCATCTTGGTTTTCCATGTCTCTGCCTGCCGGCGCTGGATCTCGGCGAGATCCGCATGGCGGGCTTTGACGGCGGTCTCCTCGTAAGCCGGATAGGTCACGACCGAGACCTCGTACAGTGGGTTTACCTTGTTGATCTCCCAGCGGCACTGTCCGCCGCCGAGGTCGACAAAGGTCTCCTCCTCAATGTCAAATCCAAACGAGCACTGGTCGACGTCACCGCGCTGGACGCGCGCATAGAGGCTCATGGCGTCGGCATCGTCCCGATTGATTTTGATTGTGCCATACAGGCCGCGCGCATCCTCGCGCAGCGTCAGCGTGCCGGCCTTGGTGCGGCCGAGCACGAGCCGTGTGTCGTGGTCGATCAGCGCGCGGATGTCGCCGGACAGACATCCGGCAAACGCCCCCGGCTTGACGATCTCGGTCGCCCCGTCCCACAGGACATAGGGACTGTCAAACACGGCAAAATACCCCTCGATGATGAGGTCGTCCCCGTCGTCGCGGGTGCAAAACTGCTGCGGCGTGCTCCGCAGCTGCCGGCCCTGCCGGCTGTTGTTATCAGACATCTTTGCCCTCCTTCTGCTGATCCTGGATCAGCTTTTTTTGGTCGCCGATCATGCCGGCGGGGATGTAGTTTTCAAGCATGACGAGCTGGTCGAGGTCCTTTTTGGGCGTCATGCCCAGCCAGTCGCGTACTTCGTTTCCGGTCATGAGACCGCGCACATACAGGTCGCACGCGACCGACGACAGGTCGGCCATGCTATAGGCATACAGGCTGCGCGGATTGAGGCGGAAATACCGGGACGGCGAGAGAAGCAGCTTTTTGGTCAGCTCCTGCTGGATGGCCGTGGCGATCTCCATCACCGTCGAGCGCACGTAGTTGTTGTAGGCGTCCTGGTCATAGTCCCCGACGCCCAGCAAAAACGCCGGGACATGCATTACGCTGGCGACCGTGCGCTTGTCCAGCGTCACGGCGTCGTTGATTGCCAGATCCTGCAGCGACAAAGGCTTGATCTGCTGCACGTCCATCAGGTCCGCCTGCACCACCCACGGCTCTCCTGCCTCGTCGGTGCTCAGATAATCGTCCAAAAATTTACGGCGGCCCTCTTTCCCGGCAAACTCCTCGGCGATACCGTCCACGCGGACGATAATCGACGGTTTCCACTTTGTGGACATAAAGCCCTTTTTCGTGGCGGCGGCCTGTTTGAGGCCGGCTGCCACGTCGCGCAGCTGCACCCGGTAGCCGGTGCCGCGCCACGGATAGGTCAAGTCCGGGTGGAGCACAAAGTGCAGCACCTCGTCCGGCGCAAAACTGCGCCCGCGCCACTGCACGACGTAGCTGTCGCCGACCGGCTGCGCGGTTGCATCCGGCATCGGCATCAGGTCGTCCAGGTAGCCGTTGGTCGTCACCGGCAGCACAAAGGCGTTGCCATCGCCGGCCGTCAGCATTGTGCGCACGATCCACTCGACCCACGTCTTGCGCGTGGTCGGACCGTAGGGGTTGATATCCACCTTGGTCGCCAGCGCATCGCGCACGCGCACGTCGCCCGCCTTGGTGTTTTCCATCAGGTGGATAGTCATGCTGGAGACGCTTCCGGCAATCGCATCGACTGCCGCGGCGACCTCCGGGCAGTCGATCAGCCGGGTGTAGCCGGGCACCTGCATCGCAGACCCGTCGCTGCCGACGATCCACCCGATTAGGCCGCCGGCACCTCGCTTTTTGGCCGCCTTGCGGCCCGCGAAAAGTCTCATATCTCACGCTCCTCACGCAAACCAGCCAAGGTCTTTGGCTGCTTTCTCGCTGTTTTCCAGCATCCGGATCGCCGCAAAGACGGACGCATCAAAGACGTCAATGCGCAGCGTCGGCTCGATTTTCTCATACTGAACCATGTCGTCCGTCTTTTCGACCGCCCGGACATTTTGCACGCAGTACTCGTAGGGCTCGGCGTGCAGGTAGTACAGCAGGCCGTTTTTTGCTGCCGCCTCGATGTGCCTAAAGCCCTCCGATTTTTTGTAAAAATACTGCGGCTGATCGACGATCTTAAATCCGGCCTTTTTCATGCCGGCAAAGTACTCGCGGCAAAATTTCCGGTCGTGCCCGACCTCGGCGATCTTAAAGCCCATCTGCCGCATCCGCACAAACCACGCGACGATCTCCGCGTGGTTGACAGACTTGTCATTGCTCATGCTCAGCCAGCCGTCCTCCTGCCAGCCAAACAGCGGGATGTTGTCCTCCTCGGCCTTGACGGCCGCGGCCGTGACGGGAAACCAACAGTGTGGGATGATGATGTTGACGCCCTGGTACACGCCGTACAGGCAGGCCGCCGTCAGGTCGTGCATCTTGGACAGGTCCGCGCCGCCGTACCACTTGATCGGCAGCTTTGCCAGCTGCTCGATTGTCCAGTGATATTTGGCATCCGACGCCCGGAACTCCGCGATGTTAAAGTAGGCCCGCATCGCGGACGTATAGACATTCAGCGACTTCGCAAAAAAGTCCTTGCGCTGCTGCGGGTCGTTTTGCGCCTGCAGCGCATCGTTCATGATGTCATTTGGGCGGATGGACTCCCCATATGCGGGGTTGGCCATGCGCTGCACGTCAGCGTTGGTGTAGTCAACGTTCCCGGCCTCGTCGACTGGCGCCGCCGCGATAAAGACAAACAGCGCATCCGCGTCCGCGGACTTGATCGTGCCGTTGAGGATCTGCCGGCAGTACTTAAGCCTGTGGCCGCAAAAGCTGTTTTCGCGGTCGCCGGCCGTGGAGATGCCGATGACGAGCTTGTTGGTGTACGCCTTGGTCGCCTCCTTGAGCACGTTGTACTGCTTGGGCGATTTGTAGGCGTGCAGCTCGTCGGCGATGATGATATTGGCGTTAAAACTATCCTGCTGGTCCGGGTTGGACGCCAGCGCGTTGATGTAGATAGACCCATCGCCGACCGAGCCGGAGATGCTGCGCTCTGCGTTGTTGTCCAGGATGCGCAGCCCATTGGGGTCGTCGTCCTGCGACAGGCCGAGCCGCCTGACGTTGTAGGCCAAAAAGCCAAAAGACTCGAGCGACTGCTTGAGCGCAGCAGACACGATGTATACCTTGGACCCGGACGGCGACTCGATCAGCGCCAGCGCCCAGGCGAGCGCGGCCGCAAAGGTCGTCTTGATGTTTTTGCGCGGCACAAAGATAAACGCCTCCTTAAAGCGGCGCTCCGACGTGCCGCGGAGGTAAAAGCCAAGCAGGTTGTACACGCAAAACTTGTGGTAGGGCAGCAGCAAAAACGGCTGCCCGCGCAGCGGTGTCGCATCCAGGCGCTGCCCCTGCTGGTGGCACAGCATAGTCTCGATCAGCTCGATCGCGTACTCCGCCTCGGCCGGCCGAAAATCCCAGCGCGGGTCGGCAAGATCCGTGGCAAAGCGCTCGCACGCCTGCCGGATATCCGGGCAGGCAAGGATCGTCCCGTCCAAGCATCCGGTGACATAGGCAAGGACGTCCGCGGCGTTGCGGTGATTGCCGAGCTGCGTGCGCAGCCGGTCTGCATCCGCGCCGGTCATTTCCCTGCCCTCTCTCGTGCCTCGGCGAGTGCGCGCTCCAGCGCGGTCGGCCCGGTCGGTGCTGCCTTCGCGTTTCCAAGCACGCGCCGCTGGCCGGTCGGCGTCAGACCAAGCTGCGCCGAGATGTCGACGATCTGCCCTCGCAGCCCCTCGACCACGGAGTAGTACGGGTCTTTTACCGCGTTGGTCGCTCCGCTCTTGTTGGTGTACTCGGTCACAAACTCGCCGCCGTTCGCGCGCCAGTCGCGCTCGGCCTTTGCAAGCTCCGTCTGGATGCGGGCGAGTGTCTTGATGATCGGCTCAAACGCCTGGTTGTAAGTCCCAGCGAGCCGCATGTTCTCGCGGATCGCATCCTCGCGCTTGCTCATGTCTCACGCTCCTTTTGTGTCCAATTCGGACACGGTTCCTGCCACGTTTTTGGCCGGGAATGATTCGTTTTTGCGCAAAAATCGCAGGGCCGCAAAAATGCCGCCTCCAAGGTTCCCGCGCGTGCGCCCGGTTGCTTTGTTCCCGCGCGATCCCCCCGCGCCGAAAACTC